GAATAGAAAGCGACCAAGACAGAGCATACAACTGCCGTCATAGGTTCTATAAGATGAGTAAAGAGGAAGCTGAAGCAAATGGGTATTCGTGTTAAAAAAATGCCTAATTTCGGCAAATATACAAAGCGTATAAAAAACTCTAATAGCAATTTATATTCAATTACTGAGGGTGTTATTGTTGGAATTATTAAAAGAACCCAATCTGGTAAAGATAAAAACTCTAAAGGCTTTAAACCATATTCAAAAAGTTATGGTAAGACTGGCAGAGTAAATTTAACGGATAAAGGCTCAATGCTTCAATCTATCACACGTAAAAAGATTAAAGATGGTGTAAGATTGTATTTTGGTAGTTCAAATGAAAATAGCAAGGCTTACGGTAATCAAGTAACATATAAACGTAAATTCTTTGGGATTGATAAAAAACAAATGAAACACATTAAAGAACGACTTGGAAATTTTATTGTGAAAACAACAAAATAGTGTTATTATTAAAACAACTTTTATATAAAAGAGGTAAATGTTATGGCTGACGAGCAAAAAACGGCAGAAGTTGATACTCCTACAACTGAAAATAATGAGGTGGTTATATCGCAATCTAAACTTGATAAACTGATTGATAAGGGTTACAGCAAAGGTGCTACCAGAGCTAAATCCGAATTAGCAGAACAATTAGGGGTAGATTCAATTGAACAAGCGAGAGAATTGATTAACGCGAAGAAAGAAGCTGATGAAGCTAATAAGTCCGATTTGGACAAAGCTGCTGAACTGATTAATACGCTTAATGCAAGGATTGAGGGCTTGGAAAGCAACAACAATCAAATGAAGTCCGATATGGAAATTCAAAAGGTTGTTAATGCAAATGGTATTAATGATGCGGATTATTTTAAGCACTTAATGGCACAAGCTAGTGCTGGTGAGGACTTTGAACAAGACACATTCATTGAACAATTGAAAGGCGAAAAGCCTTATTTATTTAATAATGGAGTTGATAGCCAACCAAAGAGAGTAGATGCTACTTCTAATAAAGCAACATTAAATGCTGCTGATAGAATTAAATCTACAACATCAATGGCTGAACTATACAGACTCCAAGATGAAATTACATAGGAGTAATTAAAATGGCTGTAAATACAAAAGCACTACTTTCTGATTCGGTAGTAGATTTAATGAATCAAGCGGTTATCCTTTCGGGTAACTCATATAACAAAGTTGATGCGTATGCTACTATCAGACAAGACGATATGGCATCATCAATCGCGTTCACAGTATTCTCAAGAATGGCAGCGGCAACAACTGCTTTGACTGATGGTACTGAAGCTTCATCAACAACAATGACTGACACTAAAGTTACTTTGACTATGGCAGAGTACGGTGCGGTTATTACATCAACATCATTAGCAAACATTGCTACTGCTGGTAAAGCTGATTTGGCTTCTGCTGAATTAGTTGGTGTTAACCTTGGTGAAACAACTGATACTTTAGGTCTAAGCGTTCTTGAAGCTGGTTCTAATACTATCGCTGCTGATACTTCTGGCACTTTAGATAAACTAGACTTACGTGAAGCATATACTGCTTTGGCTAATGCTGGTATCGCTAAGTTTGACGATGGTCGTTATGTAGCGTTTGTTAATCCATCTCAAGTTTCTGACTTGAAAGACGATTATATTCCAATCGCTCAAAACACTTCATTAGAAAGTGCTACTAGCGGAATGGTTGGCTCATTAGAGGGCTGTACTATCGTTGAAGATTCTAACGTTACTGCTGGTACTTGTGTTGTATTTGGTAAAAATGCACTTGGTAAAGCTGTCGCTAAAGCACCATCATTAGTAATTAAAGAAGGTTCTGATAATCTTGGACGTACAGTTAACATTGGTTGGTATGGCGTAATGAGTTATGGTGTTATTGACCAAAACGCTCTACGTGTAGTTACTGGTTGTTAATATGGCTAAAACAGTAGCAAGCAAGGCTAAAGCAGTCGTCAAAAAGGCTACTGCTAAGTCGTATAAATTGAAAGCTGTTTCTGATGGCTCTCATGGCATTGATGGCGGTATCTACACCTATAAGGCTGGTGATATCGTTACTTTATCTAAGAAAGCACATTACGAGTCTATGAAAGACTTGGCGTGTTTTAGCGAGGTATAACAATGTCGTGGGTGCTTAAAAATGCAGACATTATTGCGGCACTACCAATTCTAGCTGATCACTATGAAAAAGCTGATTCTGGCTCAACTACAACACTTGTATCTGGTCGTTTAACCGACTTAGTTCAAGCGGAAATAGTTGGTGCTACTATTGCCTTTATTACTGGTGATAATGCTGGAAATGATGCGACTGTTACTTCTTATACTGATTCAACTGGTACATTCGGTTTTGATGCGGTATCTAATGCGGTGGATTCATCTACTGGGTTTGGTATCGTTTATCTTGATTACACAACTTATATTGATAGAGCTTATGACATTATCAAGAATGAGTTACGTAATAAAGGTCTAGACATTGATTTATTTTTAACAACTGCTCAATTGAAAGAACTTCATTTGACCAAGACGTTAGAATTAATTTGTATGGCTAAACGACAAGATGCTGATACTGATGATATTTATCACGAATCATATTTGGTTTTTAAGGAAAATTACGCAAGTGAATTGACCACATTAAAGGCTGATTATGATGATGATGAAGATGGTACTATTGAAGAAGATGAAGAGTTACAAGAAAATCAAGTGGTACTGTGGAAATGATTAGTCTGCTTAAATCAAAAGGCTATAAATTAACAAAGAATGACACGCTCAATAACCGTGAGTTTCGTGAATCTCTTAAAACTTATAGCATTAATGAAGAACGTTCAACTTTTGCTGAACAAGTGTATGACCATTTAGAGGAATACGAGTTATTTCTTGATACTAGGTTATATACTGACAAAAAGATGAAAGCTATTCTTGATGCTACAAGAGATGAGGGAATTGAAGAAGCCTTGGTTAGTGTTGAACAACAAGAGCGTGGTTATTTAATTACGTTTACAACAACTAAAATAGGAGTTACATAATGGCTATAACTGGACATTCGGGAAGTGTAACTGTTGAGAGTGGTGCTATTGGCAATGCGAAAGCATGGTCATTAGATGTTGCTCAAGAAACAGTCGACACTACAAACTTTGGTTCATCTGGCTGGAAAGAATCTACTGCGACTTTAAATTCGTGGTCTGGTTCTATTACAGTTATTTTTGATGCTTCTGGAACGGCAGAGGGTGCGTTACAGACTGGATTAACTGGTGGTTCAAGCGTTACTTTAGAATTACAATTGGGCGGTGGTACTGGCTCATATGATGTTTATTCTGGGGAAGCTAATATTACTGGTCAAAGCATCACAAATGATGTGAATGGTATTGTCGAAGCTACTTTCAATTTTGAAGGTACTGGTGCATTAACAATCGCATAATTTTACGGGGATTAACTTCCCCGTTTTTTATTTATAACTATGAATAAATTATTAAAAGCATTAGAAAAAGAAAGTACAGATATTCGTTCTGCTGATATGGTAGTTAATGGTGAGGTTCACCAAATATATTACCGTGTTATGTCTGGTGATGACCATGCAAGAGCGTTAGAGCTATCTAAAAAGACGAAAACCATTAAGGAAGCTGATGGCTCAACTACTGACTTAACTTACTATGATGACGATTTACTGCGTTGTCATATTATCTACTTTCAACTACTCGATAAAGAGGGTGAACGTGTTTTTAACAATTTAACCAAAGTACAATGGATTAAAGATAATATCACCTATGAAACATCAAGCTATTTAGCTGCGATAATGGGTTTGAAGTCTGTATCTGATATTATTGAAGAACAGCAAGAAGTATTAAAAAAGATGAATGGCTAAAGGCAAAGGCTTTATTAGCTTTTGAACTTCATAAGACCATATCTGAAATAAACTCATTGCCAATGTCAGAAATTGGTACACTACTAGCATACAAAATTGATGCTAATAAAGAGGTAGATAATGGCAACTGAAAAGATTGAAATTGAGATTATTGCTAAAGGCAAACCAGCCGAGAAAGCAATTAAAGGTGTTGAGAAAAAGACCAAAGATTTAGGCACTACAAGCAAACAGACTGGAAAAGATACTGATAGTATGTTGACCAAGATGAGAGCAGGTTGGATAGCTGTTGGTGCTGCAATGGCATTATCAGTTAATAAAGCTGCTACATTTGAACGTGCTGCAATTGGTTTAACTAGAGCACAGAGAGATTGGGCTAAACAAACAGCAATAGCAACCGATATTCAAGCCGAGCAAGTAGCTGGGTTCTTAAAGTCTGCTCAAACTGCTGGATTAGCAGATGAACAAATGAAAAAATTAGCTAAAGATGCTATCGCTCTTGGCTATGCGTTCCCACATGAAGATGCTGAAACTTTACATGATAACCTTGTCATGCTTAATACTACTGGTGAAGCTCAAGGCTTTGTTGTTGATATATTAGAGCAACAATACGCAAAAATGGGTGTTCAATTTGATAATATTGATTTAAAAGCTGTTTCATTAGAAGAAAAATTAAAACTTGTTAATAATGTTGTTGCTGAGTCGCAAAATCAAATGAATGACTCTACATTTAAAGAATATCAACAAACACTTGGAAATATTGACAATGCTGCTTCATCTCTTGGCGAAACTATCATTAGTTTAGCAACTGAATCTGGTGCTTTAGGATTGTTTAATAAATTGCTTGGTGCTTCTGATTTATTATTAAAACGCTTACATTTAGGTGTATTGACATTGTCTGGAATCTTTAATGAAACAAACGAAGAAAGAGCAAGATGGTTAGAACTAGGCATTAGTGTTTTAGAACAAGATGAAAAGTTATACGGTTCTGATAACCAAAAGAAAATATTCAAGTACAAAAAAGAGTTGATGGGAATCAATGAAGAATTAGGCAAAATAAAAACCAATAAATTAACAATAGATATTGTTGGTGGTACTGATACTAGTAATTTTTTATCTGAATTAAAATTAAAAATAATTGATTTAGGTGTTGATTTAGAATCTTTTGGTGCTGGTTGGAAACAAGCTACTGGTACAGTTAAATCATCTACTGAGCAATGGAAGTCTGCTGGTGCAAGTGCCGCTAATGCTATTGGTGATTATTTAACAAACATGGTAATGGGCGTTAAAAGTTCTTTTGAAGATATGGCGAAGATGGTCGTTGCTCAATTATTAAAGATTGCAATTATGCAAAGGGTAGTAACTCCATTGGGTGATGCTCTTGGTTTATCAATGCATACTGGAACTACTGAGGTTAAACATACTGGTGGTGCTATTGGTAGTGCTTCTATTCCATCATTCCATACTGGTGTTAGAAGTGATGAGCGAATAGCTAAATTACAAGTTGGTGAAGCTGTTATAAATCGTGCTGGTGCTGCTAAAAATAGAAATGCTATTGATGCTATGAACTCTGGTTATTCTGTTGGTGGCGGTGGTAGTGTAACAACTGCTGAGATTAATTTTAATGTTACTGCTATTGATTCTTCTAGTTTTAATCAATATCTTATTGGCAACAAACAAACAATCGAGGGCATTATTAATCGTTCTCTGCAAACTAACGGAACTGTTAGAAGAACCATTAAACAAGTTATTTAATTATGAATAATTTAACATCAACATTATTAACTAATAATTATCATTATCAGATTGAAGAATGGGGCAAACAAGGCAATGCCATGCCTTTTGATTCTGGAATTGAACAAAGAGTTGTTAGTTCATCTATTCCCGCAATTGATTTAACTATCTCATATAACGGATTAAGTTGGTCGGATTACGAATTAATTAGAACTGCTTACGAAGATAATAACTCTAATACTTTTATTGTTGATTTAAACGATGAAACTGCTTTAGACCCATATATGGCTAATGATTATTTAGAGAATCAAACAGATTATGTTTTTGGTGAGCAATCTCGTATTGATATGCGACCAGACTTAATGACAATTAATGCTGCTGTTTGGGCATTTAAAGATTTTCAATTTAGAATTGATGCTAATACATTACTTTACTCTGGACGAATAACTTTAGTATCTTCTGTCTTTTTTAATTTTGATGAATATCAAGATCAGTTTAACCAATCATCTAGTTACACACGTTCTGAATCTTCAGACCAATCTTTTGTTAATCTATTAAATAATGTTCAGCCTTATTCTGCTGACTTAAAATACATCAATAACGCGATATTCTCTAACATTGGACAGAGTGTTAGACACGCAAGAAATAAAGGTGGTTTGAAACGTGCTTGGACTTTGTATTGGCTAATATCTGAAAGTCAATTTTTATCATTAATACAGTTTTATAGAAAAAACTCTGGAATTATGGGTGAGTTTGGATTCCCAGATTATGGTACAAACATTGGCATTCTATTGCCTTATATGAATGAAGATTATTTAGAAAATCAAAAAGATTATGTTGTTTTGTCTGGTTCTGATAACTTATCAAATTCAAGATTTATGCAGGACTCATTCCAATATCAAAAACGTGTTGATAGTTTTTATCAATGTCAAGCAGATTTTATCGAGGTTAAACTTTGAAGACAATAACTAATAATTCAAGAAGTGATAGGCAGTTAGCAATATTACATCTGTTTGAATTTGATATGTACGACTTTAATAATACATTTCAAGAAACGCTTAGGTTTACAGACCACGATATATTTGTTGATTATGATTCAAATGATTACACACCTTTATCAATTACTTTTGATAGGCTAACAGAAGATTTTACAATGTCTGCTGACTCTATTTCAGTAACGATTGATAATGTTAATAGTGCTTTATCTAACGAAGCATTAGCATCTGAATGGCGAAACAATAGAGCTAGAATACTTAGAGTTGTATATCAGCCACCAAGTGAAAATATTGCTGATGAAATATATGATTACGGTTATGGCGATAATTTAAATGGAAATACTTATCCAGAATTAGATTTAGATGCTATTTCTGAAAAAGATGTCTGGACTTTATTTGGCGGGATTATTGATACGTTTAGTGCGACTGAAAGCGTTTTAAATGCTACATTAACAACTGAGTTTAATAATTGGTCAAAACCTTATCCAACCAGAACTTATAATCAGAATGAGTTTACAACTGTTGTGGGTGCTATGACTGAAATTATTTACTGGGGCAGACAAGATACATAATGAATAATTGTTTCACTACTGTTTATAAATATTTGAATTTGCGTTATGTAATTCCAAAAGAATGGAATGGTTATACTACTGAAAATCTAGATTTATTTGTTAAAAATGAAAAAAGGTTTTTAGCTAAGAAAGAACATATCGGTTTCTTTAGAAGTTTTTGCTCAAAAGTGAAAGATGCTAAAAAGGACGATATAGTGCTTACAAAGACTTCAGTTGGTGTTGCTATTAATAGATTCACTTACTGGGTTTATAACGAAGATTTGGAACGCGTAGAGCATAAAACTTTAAATAAGGATTGTTTAATCATGAGGATTAATAATGGGTAGTAAAGTTAAAGCTGTTGTTGGATTAGCTGCTGTTATATTTGCTCCAGCTTTAGCACCAATGATTGTAGGTGCTGGTGCTACGGCTACTGCTTTAGCAATAGCAACTGGAGCTATCACTTTAGTTGGCTCTTCATTAGCTGGTTCAGCATTCTCTCCAGATATACCAGATTTAGGTGATTTATCTGGTTCTGACCAATATGCTGGACAAAAGATTCAAGCAACTAAAAACAATACTGGAACTGTTCCCGTTGTTTATGGCTTTCATAGATTAGCTGGTAATATTATTTATCAAGCTGCTAATAATGAATATACTTCAGATGATACTGCTAAAGGATATAACAGAGATTATTGGTCTATCATTACATTAGCTGGTCATGAGATTGAAGATATAACTTCAATGCACTCTGATTTAGATTTATTAACTTCTTTAGGTTCTAATAAATACACAGATACGTATAGACACGTTAAATGGTATGACGCTTCTTCAACAGTAACTAATATTCAAGACGTTGATTTTGTTGTAAATGATACTGGCACAACTCAAACTGGAAGCTCATTAGCTTTAGCAGATGCCGAAATTCCAGCAAACGTTGCTTTTTTAGCTGTACACCAAGTATTTAATGGTCAACAGAATAAAAACACTCAAATAACTACTATTACAGTTGATATAGAGGGCAAAAAGATTAGAACAATTACTGATGCTTCAACTATATCAACATCAACATCTTATTCTAACAATCCAGCAGAGATTATTTTAGACATATTAGGTGAAAGTTTAGCTGTTCCAGATAGTA